GCAAAGAGGGAGCGGAGGAGACACTCCGCCGTGCACTTGCCTTGCGACATATGGAACTACCTGTGGGAGATTTTATAACTGATGCGCTCGCCTCTGAAGTTCCATTTCTCGCACGTGAAATACTGGAGAGCAATGTCCAAGACGAAATTAAGCACGACAGGGCTTTGGGTTATGTCGCCGATGCTTGGGGAATTGATCCGAAAGCTGAGCGGGAAGCCTTCGCACTGCGTGATGCCTGGACAGAACATCCTGATCACACTATCCTTAAAGCCATGGTTGCTGAGCGTGCAATCTTTTTCGTCTTACTACCCTTCATGCGGTTTGCTGGTGACGCAGGGATGCGAACCGTCAGCGCTGACATTAGTAGAGACGAACAAGTTCACGTCGCAACAAATAGCTTGGTATGTAGAGAGCTTGGGTTGGAAGCTTCGCCGTCTCTGGATAAACTTCGTAAGGCGACTATTGCCTGGGTTATGCAACCGTTAGGCAAGAATGCCGATAAATATTTAGACAAAAAATTTTGGCTCGATTCTAGTGATCGGCTAATGTATGAAGGTAAAGCACCACAACTTTCTGACACACAGAGAGCCCGTATGCCTGCTTTCTTCGAACACGCTAATCAAAACCTTCCACAGTATGCTTAACCTTGGACTAACTCCTGAGGGTTTGCTGAAAGAATTAGAAGAAAAATTTCCGCCACCCTTTACCGGACCAGAAGACAAAATCCAACACATCATGTTTACTGCCGGTCAACAATCAATTATCCATTGGATTAAACAACGTATTACTGAAGATTAATTATGGCTAACGCACAACGCAGAGCTAATCGTGACCGCATGTTCCAACAGTTGCTTTCTGTTGGATACGACGGTGGAACCGCAGGAGCTATTGCTAATACCCCTAACTGGGATCAAGCAAACAACAAGTTTAACGCTGCAATGCGTAACCCTCCCAATCGTAACAAGCCAGCGGCTGCTGCTCCCGCTCCTCCGCCGATGCCTGAATCACCTAAGGCACCTGTCCAAAATCAAACCACTATTGCTCAAGCCGGTAAGGGTGTGAAGCGCCCTGGTGGTAAAAGGAAGAAGACTACACTTGCTAGCTTACGTATCAAACCGACCAAGATTAATCAACAGGTTGGTGGTCTTGGCGGAGGAAGTGGGCTAAACATTGGAGGATACGCATGACAGCTAAGTCAAGGTACGATGCACTAAGCAGTGGCCGTACATCATTTCTTGACATTGCCGTTCAATGCTCTGAGCTTACTCTTCCGTATCTTATCCAACGTGATCAGATGCGGTCAACCCACAAAACTCTTACACAACCTTGGCAAAGCGTAGGCGCTAAGGCGGTAGTCACCCTTGCATCTAAATTGATGCTGGCTCTACTGCCGCCTCAGACTACGTTCTTTAAGTTACAGATTGCAGATGAAAAGCTGGGTACTGAAATCCCAGCTGAAGTTAGGTCTGAACTTGATCTTAGTTTTGCCAAACTTGAGCGTATGGTGATGGACTCTATTGCTGCATCAGCAGATCGAGTCAGTGTACACCAAGCCATCAAACATCTTGTTGTTGGTGGCAACGCTCTACTGTATATGGGTAAGGATGGGATTAAGCACTATCCATTGAACCGCTATGTTGTAGAACGAGATGGTAACGGTAACGTAATTGAGATCGTAACCAAAGAACTTATTAACAAACAACTTCTACCTGTTAACATTGTAAAAGATCCTCTTAAAGTAAATGAGGATGCGTATAATACAGAGAACGAATGCGAAGTTTTCACACACTGTAAACTTCAAAACAATCGTTGGGTCTGGCATCAAGAAGTTTATGATAAAGTAATCCCTGGCTCACAGGGTAAAGCTCCTAAAGATAGTTCACCATTTTTAGTCCTCAGGTTTAACTCTGTAGACGGTGAGAACTATGGCCGCGGCCGAGTAGAAGAATTCATCGGTGATCTGAAGTCACTCAATGCACTCTCTCAGGCTATCACAGAAGGCTCTGCAGCAGCTGCTAAAGTTGTCTTCCTTGTGTCACCATCATCTACTACAAAACCACAGACTATAGCCAAGGCTGGTAATGGTGCAATCATTCAAGGGCGACCTGATGATGTTGCTGTTGTACAGGTTGGTAAGACAGGAGACTTTGCTACAGCACTGCAACAGATGCAGACCCTTGAGCGACGCATCTCTGAAGCATTTTTGATTCTCAATGTCAGGCAATCTGAGCGGACAACAGCTGAAGAAGTTCGTCTTACTCAACTTGAACTAGAGCAATCCCTTGGTGGATTATTCTCTCTGTTAACTGTTGAGTTCCTCATTCCTTATCTCAATCGTAAGTTGCTAGTTATGCAACGTAGCGGTGAGCTTCCTAGGTATCCAAAGAACCTTGTTAAACCAACTATCGTGGCTGGTATCAATGCTCTTGGTAGAGGACAGGATCGTGAGTCACTTACATCGTTCATTACAACCATTGCACAGACGCTCGGACCTGAAGCTCTGATGCAGTACCTCAACCCAGACGAAGCAATCAAACGTCTGGCAGCTGCTCAAGGTATCGATGTACTTAACCTTGTTAAGTCTATGGATCAGCAGCAAGAGGAACAACAAGCTGCGGCACAGCAGCAACAAGAGATGGAGATGACCAAGCAAGCTGCAGCTATGCAGTCTGCACCTATCAACGATCCCTCTAAAAACCCCGCACTAGCTGCTGAGCTAGAACAACAATAACCACCTATCAAATAATGGCAGAAGTATTTACATCGGATAACAGTGTGTCTTCCGAGGTTATGGAATCTCAGGCAACTGATGAAGCCGATTCTCTTCGCGTTGGTGAAGAGATCATGGAAGCTCATGAGCAACGACTAGCTGGTAAGTATAAAAATACTGAAGAGCTAGAAGCTGCATACCTTGAGCTGCAAAAGAAACTTGGGAGTCAAGAAGAAGATGTGCAAGCAGAGCCTGAAGAAACTCCTGAAGGATCTTGGTTGGAAGAAGCCTACGAATCCATCCGCGAAAGCGGAGAACTTTCAGAAAGGCTGACACAACAGATCAGTGACATGAGTGGCATGGATGTGTTCAATGCTATGAAAGATGCCACTCCTAATACTTCACGTGATCTATCTGAAGGAGAACTTAATTCTGTTTACAACGCTGTTGGCGGTGAAGAACAGTATGGTAATCTAATCGGTTGGGCACAAGATAATTTTTCTGAAGCTGAAATCCAAGCCTACGATCAAGTCATTGATTCAGGTAATATAGCACAGATTAATTTGGCACTTCAAGCTTTATACTATCGTTACACTGACGCTGTGGGACAAGACGGGAACATGCTACAAGGTAAGCCTGCACAAGCTGAATCTGCATACCGTAGTCAAGCGGAACTTATTCAGGCAATGAACGATCCCCGTTACGATAATGATCCTGCGTATCGGCAAGATGTATTGAACAAACTGGATCGATCTGACCTTAGCTTCTAATGAACGACACTCAAATCTGGCCTACGGAACCTCGTATGTACATCGACGAAAACTCTCTCCCTCACAACGAACGCGCCGAGCGACTTAATGGCAGGCTTGCCATGCTCGGTGTGATTGCTGCGCTTGGATCGTATGCAATGACTGGTCAACTTATCCCAGGCATCTGGTAATGAGTCTCTACGAGAACATTAATAAGCGCAAGAAGGCTGGTACTTCTCGCTCTAAAAAGAACTCTACTGTTAGTTCTAAATCCTATTCAGATATGAAGAAGGGTTTTCCTAACAGCAAAAAGAAAAAACTAAAAATCAAGTAATTAAATGGCAGCTACTATCGCACTACAACGGCCCAAGTCTATTTGGGACCGCTATTGTGAGTGGGTTAGCAGCACTGAGAACCGGCTCTATGTGGGACACTTCGGTGTCCTCATGGTGCCTTGTCTACTGGCAGCGACCACTTGCTTTATCGTTGCATTTATTGCAGCACCTCCCGTCGATATTGACGGTATCCGTGAACCCGTTGCAGGGTCTCTACTCTATGGAAACAACATCATCTCTGGAGCAGTTGTCCCCAGCTCCAACGCAATCGGACTACATCTCTACTCAATCTGGGAAGCAGCCAGTCTCGACGAATGGCTCTACAATGGCGGACCCTATCAGCTCGTCGTATTCCACTTTCTCATTGGTATCTTCGCTTACATGGGACGCGAATGGGAACTTAGTTATCGACTAGGGATGAGGCCCTGGATCTTTGTCGCATACTCCGCACCGGTCGCGGCCGCTACCGCCGTATTTTTGGTGTACCCCTTCGGTCAGGGATCCTTCTCTGACGGTATGCCACTTGGTATTTCAGGTACCTTCAACTACATGCTTGTCTTCCAAGCAGAACACAATATTCTCATGCATCCTTTCCACATGTTGGGGGTTGCTGGTGTATTTGGTGGGTCACTGTTCTCAGCTATGCACGGTTCTCTTGTCACCAGTTCGCTGGTGCGTGAGACTACTGAAAACGTAAGCCAAAACCAAGGATATAAATTTGGACAAGAAGAAGAAACGTACAACATCGTTGCAGCGCACGGCTATTTTGGTCGCCTTATTTTCCAGTATGCTAGTTTTAACAACAGTAGGA